AGAACATACGTGCATCTCCGCAAGGCCGGAACGAAGGGCAAGGGTTCAACCACGAATCTCACCGTCGATAACGCATCGCCCGCCGATGTGGTCCGCTACATCAACGAGGGCATGCAGAAACAGGCCGATCAATCGGCTCAGTCTTCAACGGGCTAGTCGGGAGACAACTGGCTCGGGATTCGGCGGGGGGCCGAGTAGTAGGCAACTCGGCTCCCCCACCCCGAATAGGTAGGCACGAGAAGTTTAGCGGCTCGCCTAGCACAGTCAAGAGACATTTCTCAGAGGTAGGCAAATATGGCAACCACAGTACCCACGATCAAAGAACTTGACTGGCGTCCCCATCGCGTCGGAATGGGCGGCGAGCAAGCCATCATTAACTTTCCCAACGGCTACGGCGCTTCCTGCCTTCGCGGCGGCATGTTTTACACCAAGGGTGGCACCTACGAAATCGGCGTGCTGCACAACGGGAAACTGACCTACAAGACGCACATCACCAGCGATGTCCTCGGCTACCTGCCGGAAGAAGAAGCGAACAAAGTGCTGCGGCAGATCGCTGCGCTTCCGGCTGACACATCGGCTAACTAACCCCTCCCCTGCGAAGCGGCGGCGGAATGGAAAACACGCGATTTGCCCGGCGTTCAACGGGGCGAAGGACACAAGTGAGGAGATGCAAGATGAGTAAGACAATGCCATTCGTGAAGGATGATGGTGGACGGGCCGCAGCGGGCTACAAGGGCTCAGCGGGCGATTGCGTCTGTCGCTCCATCGCTATCGCCAGTGGCAAACCCTACGCCGAAGTCTATGCGGCTTTGGCTGGTGGCGCGGGCAGCGAGCGTAAGACTCGCGGCAGATCGGCCCGCAATGGCATCCACACAACCCGCCGATGGTTCAAGGAATTGATGCGATCCTGGGGCTTCCGTTGGATTCCCACGATGAGCATCGGCAGTGGATGCAAGGTGCATCTGACCGCAGGCGAACTCCCTGCAGGCCGCTTGGTTGTGGCCGTCAGTAAGCATTACACCGCCGTTATCGACGGCACGATCCACGACACGCACAACCCCGAACGCGAACTCCACTGCATCGAATCAGACAGCGGGCGCGAACTCAAACCCAGTGAGAAGCGAGTGCCATCGGGTATCGCGTCTATCCGCCGTCGCTGCGTCTACGGCTACTGGATTTTTGAAGGTTAACCCTCACTCGGGGGCGGCTCGTACAGCGCCCCTGTCCTGCGGAATGGAAAGGAGAAACGCGATGACCTTCAGCCACCTGATCGAAATGGAAGACGGCGAACTGCTGGACCTCGAAATTGAGTACGACTGCGAAGAAGGCGACGACGGCGATTGGGACAACCCGCCCGAGCCTGGCGGCGCAACGATCCTTTCCGCCATCGACCCCGAAGGCAAGGACCGCCTGCCCGAACTCGGCGAATGCACCGTCCGCTGGCTCGAAGAACTGGCGATGGAGGACGCGGCGGAACAGTACCAGTCGCGGCTCGCTGACAAATTTGAACTCTCACACGAGGACTAACGCCATGACCACCGAGCAAACCAAACAGCAGATCATCGCCGCACTTGGCCCGAACTGGTGGCATGTCAGCGTATGCACCGGCAACACCTCGCAGGGGTTCAACAACGCATTCAGCGTTCAGGACGCCGGCGGACCGTGGGCTTCGATCTCCTGGACGCTCCGCAACAGCAGCCGGCGGGAAGTCGTCGGCAAGACGCTGGACGACGCCTATGCGAACGCGATGGAACTTATTGGCGCTGAAGGCGCGTTGGAGACGGCGCGCCGGGCGATTTCGGTCAATGCGGCGATGACGCGGGAAGTAGCCACGTTCGCCCACAACGTGTTTATGGATGGTTGCGCCAAGATGGTTACTGACACGATGGCGCACTCGTAATGCCCACCACACGGCGGGGCCGCAGGTTTCCCACGACCAGCAACGCGGCCCCGCTCCTTCCAGAACTGAGGACACCATGACCACGAACACTCCCACCCCTCCCGCCAATGCCCAAGACAAGGCGACGGAGATAGCGAAGGCGGTTGTGCAGCGCCTCACCGCTTTTGGCTTCTTTGGTGCTGCCCTCACGGAGAATGCAGCCGAACACGCCCGTCATATTATTCGCTTTCACCTTGCCCCTCCCCCTGCCCCCGCGATGGACGTTGTGGGGAAGATCACCAGTATTGTCGATCGGGTGCTACGGAGCGCAGATCAGCGAGTGGTTGTTGTACGTGACGCGGTTCATGCACTTCGTGACATTAAACGCATCCTCGCCTCCGCCCCCGCTACGGCCCCTGCTGGTCAACTGCCGACGACGAACGCGGACGCTACCACCGCACCGGCTTCACAGCCCGCAGCGAGCGAGAGGGACGCGGGTGGCGAGCAGGTCATGCCAAAGGTTAACGGCCAATCATTCTGCTGCGACTGTGGCTGCAACGTCTTTACCAAAATTGGCGAGCTTCACTATCGCTGCAATGGGTGTGGAGCCACCTACACAGGCGAACGTCAAGACGCCCGCGCCTCCCAGGCCGACGCGAAGCAAGACCCTCCCCCCGCGCCGCAACGGACCAACGGTTTGTAGAGGCCACCCTGCGGCGCGGGGTTTTTGAAACGGAGAAATGACAGATGAAAGACCAACCCAAGCCATACCGCCCCACGGCAGCAGAGTTCCACCGGGCGTATCACAACGCCACGCTGACCAAGTGGGAAGTCGCCGAAACCATCAAGTTGCTCGAACGCAACGGCGACATGCACACGGTCCAGGTGAACGCCGCCAAGCTCGCGGATGCGGTTGAACGGGCACCAAGGGCGCGCGAACAGACCGACCCGATTGTGTTTGTCGTCGTCGCCATCGCCGCCACGCTCGAATCCGCCTGGTGGGTTGTGCGGACGGCTTGGCAGCATCCGGTGATGACGCTGTGCGGGTTTGCCGGTGGGTGCGTGCTAACGCTCGTGCTTCGCTGGTTTTGAAAAGATTGTCTTCGCCGGGGGCTGTCTATGCAGCGGATGCCCAAGCGATTTAACCAACCAAGGCTGCACTAGGAGAAAGTCATGGCATTGCGTGGAGTGAAACCCACCGCGGTCGAAAAGAGGCTCAAAGCCCTCTTCTTTGGCCCAGCCGGCAGCGGAAAGACAACCGCCGCCATCCAGTTCCCCAAGCCCTACCTCATCGACACTGAAAAGGGCGCGGAGAACGATCAGTACGTCAATCTGCTCAACGACAAGGGCGGCGCGTACTTCGGAACGTCGGACTTTGACGACATGGTAAAGGAAGTCACGGCGCTGCTGACGGAAAAGCACGAGTTCCGCACGCTCGTCATCGACCCCCTCACCACGGTCTACGACAACCTGCTCACCAAGGCCGAAATCAAGGTTGGCACGGAATGGGGACGGCACTACGGCGAAGCGAACAAGCAGATGAAACACCTCATCAACTTGCTGCTTCGTCTGGATATGAACGTCATCATCACAAGCCACGCCAAAAAGGATTTCAGCGACGGCATGGTTGCCGCTGGTGGCGAACAGAAAACCACCTTTGATTGCTGGAAGAAGTTGGACTACCTGTTCGACCTGGTGTTCCGCATCGAGAAGCGCGGCAATGAACGGGTGGGGCGTGTCGTCAAGACCCGCTGCGAATCCTTCCCCGAAAACGATGTTTTCCCGTTCAGCTACGACACCATCGCCGAGAAGTACGGGCGGAAAGTGTTGGAGCGGACGGCGGTTGCCGAAATCCTGGCGTCCCCGGAAACGGTAGCCGAGTTGCGGCGACTCATCGACCTGCTGAAAACGCCGCCCGAAACGGTGGACAAGTGGTTGGACAAGGCACAGGCGGAAACGCTCGAAGAATTGCCCGCCGATGCCGCCAAGAAGTGCATTGATTTCCTCACCAAACAGATCCAGCCCGCGAACGCGGCCTGATTCGTCGCCAAGCGACAGAAAGAAGATGTCCCATGTTTGAATACGATCACAAAGACGCGGAAACCGCATGGCCTGAAGGCCAGTACCCCGCCACGTTCTTAGGGGCGCTTGACGGCATCAGCAAAACCAGCAAGCAGCCGATGCAGACCTGGACGTTCGAAGTCTACGACAACGCGAACGACCGCAAGCAGACCATCAAGGATTACGTCACGCCGGCGGCGCTGTTCAAGGTGCGCCAACTTGCCGGGGCACTCAACAAAGCCGCCGAGTTCAAGGCCAACAAGTTCTACCCCGAAGATCACGCCGGCGCGTCGGTGATGCTCTCGCTCATCATCGAACCCAGCGACGGGCAGTTTGACGAGAAGAACAAGATCGCCCGTATCTCTGCGGCCCCTGGCACGGCCAAGCCCACAACCGCGGCAGAGAAGATGCTGTCGCCCCAGCCGTCGCTGTCGTCAAAGGCGATGCAGACCGTCCCCGCCGATTCGCAGCCCCCGATCAAAGACGAGGACATTCCCTTCTAACGATACCCCCGCGTTGTCGGTGCGTAACCGACCGTCCGCACGGATGCGGCGCGGGGAACAAACAACGGTGCGGTTT